CATTGGTGTAAGTTAAGACATTGTCTATTAGGATCACCTTTAGGCCTTCTAATTTGGAGAAATTCTTTAATATCTGTATGGTTAATATCTAGGTTAACAGATGCTGCCCCCCTACGAACTGAACCTTGGTTGGTTGCTATAATTGTTGAATCATAAATTTTAGCCCAAGGTACAACTCCTTCACTTTTCCCATTCCCGGTAATTTCAGTTCCTCTACCCCTAATTCTACTAAGGGATATACCTACACCCCCACCATAAGATGTTAATCTCATAAGCTCAGCATTGGTTAATCCAATCCCTCTAACAGAATCTGGAGTATCGATACCAAAACATGATATTGGTAACCCTCTATCTGTACCTGTATTCGATAGTACTGGACTAGCTAAACCAATCCAACCATTCCAGACATATTTAAAAAATTTATTCTCTAAATCAGGTCTATTTAAACGCATTGCCACAGCATGGGCTACTCGCCTATATGCTTTTCGTGGTGTTTCCCCAGATAATAAGTAACCCTTTGATATTGTTGATAATGCTACTTCATCAAAATGTTCAGGGTAATCTTTACCCCTTTCCCATTTTGTGTAGTCTTCTACTAAACTATTGTTATCCATTTTTTTTGTTTTTTAAAATATACTTTCATCCCAATTCATATTCCCTTTAGAGTAATTTGTTACCCTATTTGCAAAGAAATCAGTATGTTGTTTTCCTGCTGATAGGTGATCAAACCATTTCATCCTTTCTACAGCTGTCACATCAATATCAGAAACTATTCCCTTATACCCCAAATCACCTAATTTGATATTAACTCTATTTTTAATAAAATTTTCCAAATCATACTGTGAACATCCCTCCAAATCACCCAACTCGTAACATTTACGGATAAAGTCTAATTCAAGTTGTAATGAAAGTAAAGCTGCTTCGTTTATTGCTGCCTCAAGCTCTGGTGTTTTGACTTCAGGATTTTCTTCGATAAGTGTTCTGAATAACCAACAACCGGCTTCTGAGTGGAGTGATTCGTCTCTAATAGACCATTCAACAATTTGACCCACTCCTTTAAGTTTATTTCGCATTTTAAAAGATAAGAGGATAGCGAAGGAAGAGAATAAATTAACTCCTTCGGTAAATGCTGAGAATACAGCGAGTGATTTAGCGATTTCATGGATATCTTTTTCACCATTAAAACTATCCCTAACAGTAGTAAGAGCTTCAATTTTAGCCATCGTAGCTTCATCTTCCATAAATTCATCAAAATTTTCGAGTCCAAGTGTTTCATTTAATAGTGAATATGCTTCAGCGTGGATTGTTTCAAAAGCACCGAATGTTGTAGCCATCATAATAATTTCAGGTTTTCTAAACCACTTAGTAACTAGTTGTGTCCAATAATCATTTACAACTGTTTCTGTTTGAGCAAAACCTTTTAGGATTGAACCTATAATATTTTTTTCTGTTTCATTTAAATTTGAATTCCAATCATTCAAATCAGACATCATTGGCACTTCTGTATGCAACCAATGGGCTTGTTGTTGTTTTAACCAATAATCAGCTGCTGTCTGGTATTCAAATGGTTTATAAACTATTCTTTCTTTTAGTATATCTCTTTTGTTTGTCATTTTAAAATTTTTAAATATTTTTACTTCAACTCGAAAAACTTATTCTTTAATGACTGTTTGTCAAATGCATCAAAATTATCGTAACTATTAGTCCTAGTATTGGTAGTTTCTGATTCGAATTCTTCATCGGGGTCATAGTCATGAACGGAGAAGTGTCCTGTTGAAGTGTTTGCTTGAACTCCAAAAGTAAGACCATCCATCCCATACCTATTTTTCATAATATGAAATCTACCTGTACCGTTAACTTTATCTTTGGCTTTTCTTGAAAGAGACATACAAAAGTCAGTTATCATAATCTTATCATATGAACCCGCTGCTTTATCCCCCTCAATTACATCATCTTTAGCTCCTGCTCTGTTTACTTGTGAAACCGACCAGATGGGCACATCCAATTCACGAGCTAATCCTTTAGTGCTTGTATAAATATCATCAATTTCCCCTTTACGATCAGAAGTTCTTTTCTTTGTTGAAAGTAAATCAACATAATCTATTATTATTAAATCTGGGTTGACTCCTAACTCAGTTACTTTACGAATGTGTGATTCAATTGTTGATATTGTTGCTTTACCCATTGGAAATTCCTTAATAATTAATTCACCTGGAAGTTCATTAACAATCCCTTCAACTTTTTCTCTATGTTTTAATATTTCATCTACTGGGGTTTGGGAGAAGAAGGCATCATATCTACGTCCAACGTAAGCTTCACCTAGTTCAAGTGTGTAATGGAGAACATTGTACCCCATCCTAACAGCATAACCTCCTAAAGCTACTAAACTCCAAGATTTTCCACCTCCAGGATTACCAAATATTAAACCAAAATCTCCATTACCTAAACCACCCTGCATTAGATCATTTATACGTTCCCAAGGTGATGGGATTACAGTTCTTGCATCTTCTCTAAATCTTGATTCAATATCTTTATTATACTCATGTCCTACATTTTTATCCTGTCCTGCCTTTAATGCTGATTCTACTAGAAATTTAATTCCATCAAAATCACCAGCATTTAATAGATCAACACTATTTAATAATGCTTTTTTAAGTTGTTGGTTTTTACAGAATGTTGAAAATTCTTCCTGGACATATTCTAAATCTTCATCAGAGGCTTCATATGCTAATTTTAATTGTTCTTTTATTGATATTTTTAAAACATCATTTTTAATTTTTTGAAGTTCTACCTTCAATATTTCCATACTAGGAGTTGTATGGTACTTATCATAATATCTAATTATTTCCTTTATTATCCATTGGTGGGATGGATTATCCCAATACTCTTCACTTATAATGTCGTGAATGTTTGTAAGAAATTCTTTATGAGAGAGTAATGATGAAATTACTTTTACTTGGAAATGGGGTCCGTACTGACTTAAATTTTGTAGTGTCAAGGTTTTTTGTTTTAATTGTGTAACTATTTATTTATAACTGTTTATTTGTAACTCTTTATTGACTATAATATACGAACAATTATTCGTATTTCCAAATGTACCCACCACTCGTTTTAGCTCTATTTGTTAAACAATTTGCTATTCCTATAATGTGGGGGTGATTGTTTTTAGCATGTTGGGCAGATGGGTATCTTTTAATTAAATTCATTTTTAAATCATATTGTAATACTGGTTTAAATGTATCTGTTCTATCTCTTTGTTGGTGAAATTTCTGAATTAATGGGTTAGGTCCACGTTTAACTCCAATATCTTTTCTAGGTTTAAATTTTTTCATTTTTAATCCTAATCTAGATTTACTCATTTTTTCACAAATCTCCCTACTACGTTTCTTACCTTTTAAAGCTTCACTTATTCGTTTTTTACCTTCTGGGGTTTGTCGACTGCAACCATAAGCTTTATTAGTTCTATTATAACACATTGAATTATCTTCAGCATTATAATAATTTAACCAATATTCTTCTCTTAGTGATAAATGTTCTGAATTTTCAACTTCATCTAAAATTTCTTTTTTTAGATTAATAGTACCTTCATCCTTAATTACCCTTTTAATTTCAGTTCCACTCCCATAATACGAAGGGTTATTGTGTTTATCTCTACCGATATAAAATTTCCCTGTTGTTAAATGTGTTGTTTTGTAAATCACCATAATATGTTTTGAGTATACATATTAAGTGGTTTAGGGAAGTCAACGTCATTTTATTAATTGTTGGCGAATCTAGCAAATACATCTTTGACCCAAAACTCTACGTTTCTAATTATTGCCCCTAATTGGTCTTGCTTATACATTGCTAAAAACTGCTCTGGAAGATAATGAATTTCTTCTGAGGAGACAAATTTTTCTAAATGTTCTTTATCTCTTTCTGTTAACATAGGATTACTTAAATCCATAATTTTATAGTTTTTTTCTAACTCTTCGATGTTTTGGATTACCCTAGCATAGACTAAATGGTCTTTAAATTTAGACTCACATATAGAATGAATATCATCTAATGTAAGATCCTTTTCGGTAATTTCAGGGAATTTCTTATATAACCCTTTTTCACCTAAACCCTTTATACCCTTAACCTTATCAGAACTATCACCTAATAACGTTTTATATATTATAAAGTTGTGTGGAGATATGTTGAACTTTTCCTTTATGGTATCCTCATTGTAATATTCTTTTTCTATGGGTCTATACACTAAAACATTCTCATTTACCAACTGTAAGAAATCCTTATCAGATGAAACTATGATGATTTTATCTTCTGGTTTAGATGGTATAATACTACCTAAATATGCAATTATGTCATCGGCTTCTGTCTTATCTAGAGCTATGGTTTTTACTGGGAGTGTTTTTAGGTATTGGATAATTCTAACAATTTGATCTATTTTAGAATCTTGTTCTTCTTCCATATCATCGAAAGTATCCCAATTTGTAATCCTTTGTAAGTTTCTATTGGATTTATATTCAGGTACTAAGTTCTTCCTATTAGCAGAAGAACCTACTCCATCAAACACAACTATAACTTCTGTTGGGTCGGTTTGACGGATTAGTGCTCCTAATGATCTAAAAAAACCACCTAATCCTCCTATATGAACCCCTTCAGGGTTTACCATATTGAGCATAGCAAAGTTCCTAAAAAATAGGTTTAACCCATCTATAACTAATACTCTTTTACTTTCTACAGTATTTTGGCTATCCTCCTGAACATCATTCAGGAGGTTAAGTAAATCTTTTTTATCCATAATTTATTCTGGTTCTTTTGTGAATGTTGAAATATCGTTATAATTTTGTTCTTCTTCAACAATATTAAAATCTCCCCCTCCTAAAATTTTAGACCATTCTTCAGTATGATCATCTTTATACTTTTTCAAGTCTTTATCATTATCTAAGATAAATCCGTGGGGTGTCATAACAATTTTTCCTCTAGTAGTCATACCATTGATGTGGTTTTTATCAATTTGAACATTGACACGTTTAGCAAATTCTACTTGCTTACCCCCCTTAATTGCTTTTATTTTAGAGGTTCCAGCATTTGAAATATTACCAAATGTTACCACAAATGTTGAATCAAACCACATTGCAAATCCACCCTTATTCATCAATTTGGGCTTACCCATAGGTGAATCTGCTTTAGCTGTCCACACTTTATTAATACAAACTAATGTATTTGTGTAAGGTGATGATTCTTTTCTTGAAAGTACCATACGTTGGTTTACGTTATTACCAAATTGTGTAGACATGGCACCTGCGTTCCACTCATTGTTATTTTTATTCGATTTTATGGACATTTCACACGGTACTGATCCGATTGAATCCCACAAGAATAGTAAGTCATAAGGTAAATCACCTTTTTTCTGATCATCGACTAGATCTAGAATGAATGTTGCTACATCTTCTATAGTATGTATACTTTCTCTATCTACATATATGAAATTACCATTATAGTCTATAACTTCTCCGGTTTTTTCATCTATTACTTCATTTACTTCTAGCCCCATTTGAATTGCATGTTCCCAGTTCCATTTCATCTCTGTGATGATAAAAACAGGTAAAATACCTCTCTTTTGTGCTTCAACAGCTGCTTCAAGTAGTGCTGTTGTTTTTCCTGTATCTGAATGTCCTCTTAATAGAACTATATGTCCCATTGGTATACCAGGAGTTGATGTTACCTCTTGGTATGCCGGGGATAATGGTATCCATTGTTGTTCTTTAAATTTAGATTTTGATGATAAACCTTTTTTATCTTTAAAACTATCTAAATTGAACTTAGAGCGAATCTCAGCAGATACTGCTTCTTGTAATGTTTTTGAATTTTTCTTTTTTGCCATTATAATATTTTATTTAAAATGGTAAATCATCATCTTCGAATAAAGAATCAAATTTATCACTTTTAGTTTCTTTTGGTTTCGCGTTTAATGAATAATTTGATTTTACTGGTTCACTTTCGAATCTTTCTGATGGTTCTGAGTGTATTGATCCTTCTTCTAATTCATCTTCAGGGGCAATAAATTTCTGTAAAGCTGTTTTAATTTCATCATAAGTGAATCTTTTAAATACAGATTTTGGATCTGCTTGTTCTTCTAAAAGTTTCTCAACTTGAGCAGAATCTTCATTCAGTGGGGATGTTTTTAGTGATGGAGAAAGTGATGTTTTGTTATAAGCTGTACCTGTTACTTCAGGTCCTACAGTAGTCAATTTGATATCTCTACCACTTGATACATCTGTAAAATCTCCAATTTCATCATCTGTAGCCATATTCAAGAATTCTTGATATACCATAGATCCGAATTGCCACAATTTGACACCTTCTTCTTCCATCCCTCTCACTAATACTGGAGCGAATGTTCTAACTTTAGCTTCTAACTTTTTAGCTAATCTCCAGTTTTCTTTATCTGAAGTTTGTCTTAATTTTTGGACAAATTCCATAATTGGGTCTGGATCTCCCCAATTTGCAGGAGATGCTATAACTCTTTCTCCAATTCCATAATAGAACATCATTTCAGTGAATGGGTTCTGTTTGTTAAATTTATTAGGTACAACCCTAATAATTTGTTTCCCTATGGTAGGTTTCCAGAAAAGATTCTTTTTTTCCCCACCTCCAGATTTTGATGTTTGCTTGTTCATGTTTTCCAAGCGTTGTTTAATGACGTTTAAGTCCATAATATAACTGTTTTTGGTTAATAATTTATGATGTGAATATACGAACAGGGATTAGGTATTCCAAGTCATATTTGATAAGATTATTAAAGTTCTATAATCCTATAGATCTTTGTTCTCAATTGTTTTAACTCGTTATCCTGAGTTAACATTATTGTGTTTCTATAATGTTGCCAATCAATTGGAAATCTTGTATTAACTACCCCACCATTTAGAGTTTTGATAAGCTCATTTAGGGCGTTAATAGTGTAGAGAGTATTTGAATCTTTTTT